CTCTGGTGGATATGTTAAGTTATGCCGAGGTGGTATAAATGACGATGGCGAGGTTATGGGTGGAACAGGATTTTGCCTTGATTATGAAAGATTGGACGAAATAAAGAAACTAACTAAAAAGGACTAACAAGCCGGAAGGCAGAAAGAAATATATGAAAAGTAAAATTATAAAAGCAGCAATCATTATCGTTATCTTTTTTGCAGGCGTTGGAATCGGAAATTCTGACGATAATCCCGTAATTGAGAGAGAAGTTATCAAAGAAGTAACAGTTGAAAAAATTGTTGAAAAAAACAACGATGACTGGAAAGAGCTTAAAACTATTGATGATGAGGGATTTATTGTTGCCGGTGAAACAATAGGACTTTGTGGCCAAGGCTATAAAGCCATTCTTGCTGGTGATGTAAACAAACTTGAACAGATCAACGAACAGACAAATGAGAATACTGAAAAAATAAATAGTCTTGGTGCAAAACGTCAAGAAATTTTGAAACGACTTGGATATTGAGTTATCCCTGCCGGTTAGAAAATAGCCGGTAGCAATTACTCAATATTGAAAAAATATTATGACACAAGAAAAAGCACTCGAAATATTAAAATCTGGAAGAAACATTTTTCTGACTGGCATTGCTGGTGCTGGAAAAACATATACTTTGATACAGTTTATTGAATATTGTAAAGAACAAAAAATCAGGTTTGCGGTTACAGCCTCAACTGGAATTGTTGCAGCAGCTATTGACGGCGTAACTATTCACAGCTTTTCAGCGCTTGGCGTCAGAGACACGCTCACAATTTCAGATCTTGAACGAATTAAGAACAACCCGGACAGCTCAGCTCGTATTAAAGATATTCAGGTTTTAATTATTGATGAAATTTCAATGCTCTCAGAAGTTCAACTTGATTTGATTGATAGGATTTTCAAACATGTTCGAAAGGATAAAAATCCATTTGGTGGGGTACAGATTGTTTTTTGTGGTGATTTTCTTCAATTACCACCAGTCAGAGGAAACTACGCTTTTCAATCAGAAGCATGGCAAGATTGCGAATTAGCTATTTGTTATCTGGACCAAGCCTACAGACAAAAAGAAGGCGGACTTCTTGATGTACTCAATGCAATCAGAAGCAATCAAGTGAATGACAATATCAAAGCCATGATAAATGAAAGAGTGGGTAAAAAGCTCAAAGACTCAACAAAACTCTATACCCACAATATTGACGTAGATGCGTACAACCAAAAAGAACTTGATAAAGTAAAAGGGAAATCACAATCATTCAAGATGACCACCGAGGGTGAGTCAAAATATACTGATGCTCTCAAAAAGAGTTGTTTATCACCAGATAATTTAGAGCTGAAAGTTGGCGCAAAAGTTATCGTTACTAAAAACAATTTCAATGAGGGATTGGTTAATGGAACTATGGGAACCGTCAAAAAACTTAATAAACAATCGGTTGATATTATTACCCTTGATGGTCGTGAGGTCACCCTGGAACCTGCAAAGTGGTCAGTGACGAGTAAACATGGGAAACCAATCGCGTCAATTTATCAAATACCATTGAGACTTGCTTACGCAATCACAATCCACAAGAGCCAAGGAATGACACTTGATGCGGCCACAATGAACCTTGCAAAGATATTTCAGACAGGTCAGGGCTATGTGGCGCTTTCAAGACTTCGATCACTTGAGTTTTTATCATTAGAAGATACCGTTTCAGATTATACTTTCAGGATCAGCCAAGAGTGTTTTGAATACGAAAAAAAGATAATTCAGCAGTCTAAACTGCTATAATTTGCCTACTTGACAACGTGGTTAAATAGTTACATAATCATAACTATGAATAAAGTAAACCAAATAATCACAGACAAAATTATTGAACAGTTACAAGTAGGAAAAATCCCATGGAAAAAGGCTTGGGCTGGTGGTGAAGCTCCAAAAAATATTATCTCAAAAAAGAATTATCGAGGCGTCAACGCTTTAATTCTTGGGTTTTCTGAATTTAAATCACCATATTGGATGACATTTAACCAAGCCACCCAGCTCAAGGGAATTATTAAGAAGGGTTCTAAATCAACCAAAGTGATTTTCTGGCAATTAACAAATTATAATACACCAGATCAAGCACCAGACGAACAACCAGAAAAAACTGGTCTACTCCTCAAATACTACAATGTGTTCAATCTTGAGCAGGTAGATGGAATTGAGGCGCCAAATAAATCAACTCACGAGTTTACACCCATTGAAGAAGCTGAAAAAATAGTCAATAGCTTTACAGACAAGCCAGAAATTGAACATATTGGCAATGAAGCCTGTTACTTAGGAAGTACCGACACATTAAGAATGCCAAACAAAAATGATTTTTTCTCAGATGAAGAATACTATTCAATACTTTTCCACGAACTAATCCATTCAACAGGGGTAAAAAAAAGACTAGGAAGATTTGAAGCTGAAGGATATAACCACACATTTGGAAGCGAAGACTATTCAAAAGAAGAATTGATTGCTGAAATGGGAGCTTCATTTCTCTGCGCCATGTCTGGAATCACTCAACCAGTTATCAAGAATCAAGCGGCATATATCAAAAACTGGCTCAGAGCGTTAGAAAATGATGTGTCACTGGTAATATCAGCAGGTGGAAAAGCACAAAAGGCAGTTGATTGGATCACCAACACAAGACCAGAACAATCATAATTGCCTACTTGACAAGGTGGTTAACAAGTTATATAATACTACTATGACAACAATTCAAACACACTGCAAAAAATGCAAAAAAGAAATAGAGGTTACTAGAATCCAAACTGGTGATGGCAAGTACGCATATTTTGTAACCGGCTGCAATTGTGCTAGAGATAAAAATAGTCAAGGAATCAAATAACATGAAAAATATACTCATTTGTATTCTACTAATTATTGTACTTTCCATTCTTTGGAAGTCTCAGGAAGAAAGACTACAACGGCACAATAAATATCAATGTGCGGTATACGGGTATCAAGCAGATTGCAAGACACCACTGGCACCAGAAGAAAGGTTAAAATGAACACACAAAACGAACTATCATGGTCATTCTTTGGAATAGCCAATCAAGCAGCAACAGACAGACCTCAACGAATTCTCAAGCCTCGTGATTATCTTTGGGCCACTGATTTAGACAAAGCACCAATTGATGTCTATCATTCCATGCTTGGTACTCAACCAACAAACCCACCAAATGACAGATCAATGCGAAAGTTTCACGCTGGTGACATATGGGAGTTTTACGCGTATCTAGTTTTGTACTTTGCAGGAATCCTAAAATCAAGCCAAGACCATCTTGCCTATCAGTATCCGGGGCTTCTGAAAGTTACCGGACGACAAGACTTCCTAGCCGGTGGTGTTGGTGACTGGAAAAAAGCCAGAGAAGCAATTGCACTTTTTCCAATGACTGATCCTATAAAAGAATATTTCAGTAGATTAGTTGATCTGTTTGAAAAAGAGTTCGGTACAAAACAACTGAAAGAAATCGTTATCGAGTGTAAATCAGTTGGATCGTTTATGTTTCCACGATACGAAGCGTCAGGAAAACCAAGCAAAGGACACGCAAAACAGATTTATCATTACCTGAAAGCTCAGAATAAACCAGAAGGACATGTTACCTATATTTCTAAAGATGATAGTCTGATGCTTGAGTTTGGTGTATTCCTCAATGATGCAAAGATCGAAGCTGATTATAAAGCCTCAATTGAGCTATTAACGAACTATTACAACACCAAGACAGAACCACCAAAAGAAGAATTGATTGTTTTTCAAGAGGACACAGGATCATTTTCAAAGAATTGGAGAGTTGAATACTCAAACTACCTTGAACTGTTTTATGAGTTCAAAGAGCCACGAGAGTATTCTGATTCAGTCAAAGGTGACGTTTCACTCTACAACCGATCACTCAAGCGTATGCTCATGGTTGAAATGGGAAAGACTACACCAACTGGAAAGCCTATTCAATTGACCAAGAATAATCTTGAGGGTGTAGAAAAGATGCGGGCCACGTTCAAAGACTTTAGCAAATATTATTCTATTGCTCTCGATTTTGCCAAAAAAGGCTTGATCGAAGAAGAAGAAACGGAAGGAACTATATGAAAGTTTTAACAGGAGGTGAAAATAAAATGATGTTCAAGAATACTCCCAATAGTCAGGGTAGTGCTGGAGCTGAAAAATCCAAAAAGATTCCCGGGTTGCCAAAAATCGGATGGAAGATAAAAACCACTTTTGCAGCCTTGGCTATACTGTTACTGATTGCTGGCACTGTACAAACAGTGATTACAATCGGTGCATTTTTTGATACATACAAAATAGTTCGTCACACCGTCATAGAGTTAAAAATCAATCCGCCGTTCACAATTGAAGAGCGAGAATTGATTAGTCCTATTACGCCTGAGGCGACATCAAGTGCAAAAGTAGAAGAACCAAAAGAGCAAACATTCAATATTGTTTCTGTTGTTCACGCTCAAGAGAGCGTAGCAAGTGAGACAGATTACAAACACATTGCTTCTTTTATTAGAATGCGAGAAAGCTCAAATGGGAAACCAACAAATGATCGAACTGCACTTCATAACAAATGTGCAGCAAAAGGCATGACCAACGAGTATGGTTATAACCCTCAAGCGGTCCACTGTTTCCCAGATGAAGCAACTGCCCAGAATAAAATAGTCAGCTGGTTTCAGGAAAAGACCGAAACGATGACACTAGCAACAGCGCTTTGTTTCTACAACACGGGAACAAAGTTATCTGATTGTAAATACTATCAAGACTACCTAGCCTTTACCCTAAAATAAAAGCGTGATACAAAAAACAATGAATATTAAACGGGGATATAGTAAATATAGAGTTGCGCCAGTTGCAGAGAGAACTATTGATGGTCATATTTTTGCGAGCAAGAGAGAAATGCACCGGTATCTGGAATTAAAGCTATTGCAAAGAGCAGGGAAAATCAAAGACTTGAAGCTCCAGCCAAAGTTTATTCTCTTGCCAGCTTTCAAGGAACACAAAGCAATTACCTACAGACCAGACTTTATTTATCACGATGTTGAAGCCAACAAATTGATAGTCGAGGAAGTAAAAGGATTTGCCACCAGAGAATACAAAATTAAAGCTCACCTATTTGAACACTTGTATCCACAATATGAATACTTGGTAACAAAATGATAAAAACAGGTAAAAAAACAATGGAATGGGAAAAGGTTCGTAAAACCGAGCTTATTCCTCAATTTGAGTCATGGGGTATAACAAGCTGTGAGATACATTTAGAGGGTGTTTGTTGGAATAATAACGCCTTGGGCTTTGCTCACACTAAAAAGAGGCGTGATATCAAAACGCCGGAGGACTTGAGAGAGGTCGTTCTGGCTTGTAATCCATGCCACGCCATTGTTGAGCGTCATTGCCAAGAATATTTTGGGGTTGATATGTTAGTGTTTTTACGTGGTATAATAGAACGTAGACATAAAAATCAAAATACCTACCGCAGTTTGTAAATGTATATAATTCATTCAAGCAAAAAGCTACTATGAAAAGCTACATAAACCAAGAGGGAAAAGAGGTTTTAATTGCAGAAATGCCTGACGCCTATCTCATAAACTCGTACACGAAATATAAAAAAAATGTCATGTTTATTCAGGAGAAGCTAATCGCAAATCCTAATCTAAGCGGCATGGTTCAATTACGCTTGCGAGAGTTGATAGATATTAAAGAAGCTCTAAAAGAAGAAGTGAATATACGACATTTATTTGAATAGACTACTTGACAAGGTGGTTAAAATGAAGGATAATATATATATGGATAATACAATTGTTAATCAAGGCAAAGGTCCACAACTTAAATTAGATCGCAACAATGATTTGAAGCGGGATTATTTGAGTGGTATGGATACTGCAGCGTTAGTTGGGAAGTACCAAATAACACCAAAAAGAATCTACGACATTCTTCACAGAATGGGCATAGTTCCTGCACGTTATACTAAAAAAGTTAAAGCTGGAAAAAAATGATAACAATACTTTCAAACATATTTTTGATCTTCTTCACAGTATTTTTTGTAGTTATGTTTTTGAATTTCTCTTGGTTTAGATATGCGACAGGTGTCGCAGGTTTTATTTTGTCAATCATTTTAATATTAAAGTGGTTGGAGATCATCTGAAAGGAAATAAACTAATATGCCAGAAGCATCATTTGATAAAGAACTAAACTTGCCGGGCAACACGAGTACATTTGTAAAGCTCAAAAGCAAGGGAGATAAAATAAAGTTTAGAATTGCTAAAAAACCTCACTATGAAACTATCCACTGGGTAGGTGATAGGGAGTTTGCACTTTGTGGACGATATAACTCCGATGACAAAAATGCAGAGTGTTCGTGGTGTGATGACTACGATAAAGCAGTAGATGCAGGAGATAAAAAGAAGGCTGATGCTATTAAAGCTCAAACAAATTTTTATTATCCAGTTTTACTTCTTGAAAGTAACACAAGCGAAAGAGTTGGGAAACCAGCAATATTTTTGTTCAGCGCAAAGTCTATTCACTACACCATTAAAGGTTACGCCAAAGAAGAAGTAGATGTATTTGCTTGTGATTGGATGGTCGAAAGAACCGAAGAACAGGGAAACTACTATTCTGTTAAAAGACTTTCAGATAAACCGTTATCAAAAGAACTACAAGAGCAATATGAATTGGCTAAACAGCTCAAGCTCAAAGCCAAAGAATCAAAGTCAGTTGTGGTTGATAACGACTCTGATCTACCAGAGGAATTGAGGTAATTGTGATAGAACTTCTCACTTCACCTTTTGTTTTTGGATTTGTTATTGGAGTAGGAATTTCATCAGTATTTTATCTAATTCAAAATTTAATTCAATCGATACACGATAGTCTTCGGCAAAGTAACTCAAACAAAAAATATAGCACGTTTAATTATTTTTGCGCCAGAGAAAAAATTAGTAAAAATCAACTTGTCAGTCAAGATCAAGTCTTTTAGAGAAATACTCAAACAAAACTAAATGAAAAAATTACAACCTAAAGTACAACCGGACCAAAGAAGTGTTGCTCTTTATCGAGTGAAGTCCGAGAGGGCTGGAACGGAACAAGCGTTGCGGAACTACCAGCCGTATGAGGGGAGTCCATATTTAAATATCGGAGAATTGGCTGAGGTGCTTGAGAGCTTGTATGACATCTTGGTATTACACGATCAGCAGGATGAATGCTTGTTAGTAGTTTTAGCAGAAGATACAGCGCCAGAAATATCAAAGTTAGAATGTAGAATACACCATCCAAAATAATATGCCAGAATTTGAAGCAGAACGTATTAGACAAGAAGTACACCACCGATCATTGGAGGAGTTTATTTCAATTGGTATGGAGTTGAGGGAAAAGAAAGATAATATTTCATGGGATTATGGCGATCTTGCTATTGAAGTCACAAATGCCTTCGGACCAAAGTATCTCAAAGAGTTTTGCAAGGGTGTTGGTATTCCAGTTGAGTCAATCCGTAGATATCGAGATGTATCAAAAGCGTATCCAAACAAAGAGTTTAGGGAATCAGTGAGGTCGCTGTCTTGGTCACATTTTAGACTGGTAGCAGCTCAATTAGATCGAGAGCAATTACTCATTCGAGCGCAAGATGATTCGTGGTCGGTTGAAAAGTTAGCTGAAATGACCAGAACACGCAAACAAAAAGAGCAGCAACTTGTCGATGATGGTTTACCAGTACCACCAAAGCCAGAACTCTATTTCTGCTCCGGGTGTCGTCATTGGTATATTCTTTCAGCTGAGGAATGTCCTAGTGAGGGAAAATGTCCAGAACTCAGTAAATAGTTGCATTGTTTGTTTGTAACGTGGTACAATTCCATTATGGCTAAACAACACAAACCAGTTACAATTCCCGATGCAGTATTCCAAACGCTAGACTTCCTTGACAAGAAATTCAGAGAACATAAGTATCTTTCTCAGGTTATGAATGAAGAAATGATCCGTACTCAAGCAGCAGTCCTCAAAGCAGAAAATCCAGAAATGTTTGAACAAATGGTCAAAGGCTTTATTAGGCTTGATATTGATTGGAAACATAAACAACTCGTAATAATTCCAACAAACGTACCAGAAAAGAAAGCAGAGGAAGTTGCTGAAACCCTCAAAAACCACCATGCTAAAAACTCAAATTAAAGATAACCAACTGTTTGCAAAGCTCACAAGCCTGTCAAACTGGTCACAAAACCCAAAGGCTATAAAGCCAGATGAGTTTTCAGAGTTAAAGAAATCACTCAAAGAAGAAGGGCAGCTCATGCCTATGCTCATCAATACCGGTGAATATTGGGGTCAGGAAGGTGTTGTTCTTGGTGGAAATATGACATTCAGAGCTTTACTTGATAATTCAGAGACCGAAGGATGGATAAAACTTGTTGCACCAAAAGATGAAGCTCACGCACTCAAACTTGCACTCAAACACAACGCTCAATACGGATACTATGACGTTGATCTATTGGCAGAATTTGCGGTGAAGTATTCAAATGATGAAGATATCCAAAGGCTTCAAGTACATTTAGCATATCCAACCTCACTTGAAGCACTTGCCAATTCATTTGGTCCGGGCGGTGTTGATCCAACGAAACTTCCAGCTCCAACATATCCAACTGGTGGGGATAATACAAATCCAGCCGATCTTTCAAGCGGACTCAAAACTGACCATGAGTGTCCAAGTTGTGGATATAAATGGTAGTTTATGAATAAACCAACAGTAGTTTCAACATTTGCAGGCTGCGGAGGATCATCACTTGGATATCGATTCGCAGGATTTACTGAACTACTTGCAACTGATTGGGATAAAAACTCAGTTGAAACTCTCAAAAACAACTTTCCAGACACTCACATCATTCAAGAGGATATAACAAAGCTCACACCTGAAAAGATCATGGAGATTACAGGACTCAAACCAGGAGAGCTCACAGTCCTTGATGGTTCACCACCTTGTCAGGGTTTCTCAATAGCAGGCGCCAGACAGATCAAAGATCCTCGAAACGCATTATTCAACGCGTATATCAAACTACTCAATGGACTCAAGCCGAAAGCATTTGTTATGGAAAATGTGCCGGGCATGGTCATGGGAAAGATGAAAGGTGTATTCAATACCATTGTTGAAGAACTCAAGAAAACAGATTATGAAGTTTCAATTCAAATCTGTAATAGTGCAGATTATGGCGTGCCACAATCCAGACGCAGATTGTTTTTTGTAGGTATCAGAAAAGACTTTGGGAAAAAGTTTGTCTTTCCAACACCAACAACACCAAATCACATCACTTGCTATCAAGCAGTCAGGGATTTAGTTATCACAGAAAAACTCAGTTACCCGGGAAACGCAATCACTAAAAAAGTATTGTCTGTTGCGAGAGAAGGTCAGGGCGGTTCTACTTTCAACAGAGGTTCATACTTTAGTTTAAAAAGAGCATCACGCTTCAAACCTTGCCCAACAATCACCAAGACAGCAGGACTATATCACTGGTCAGAGGATAGATATTTAACAATTCAAGAGCTCAAGCGTTTTTCTACATTTCCAGATGACTTCAAGTTTCATGGTATTCACAGACAACAGTGGGCAAGAATAGGGAATGCGGTCATGCCAAAAATGATGGAAGCAATCGCAAAACAAATAGTTGTTACTTTAGGAAAACAATGCTAAAAACTCAAATTAAAGACAACCAACTATTTACCTCACTTGCAAACCTAACTAATTGGATTAAAAACCCAAAACTTATCAAAGAAAATGAGTTTGAAGATCTCAAAGCCTCTTTAAAAGATGAGGGGCAGCTTATGCCCATGCTTGTAAACACAGGTGAACACTGGGGAGAGACTGGCACAGTTCTCGGTGGGAACATGACACTTCGAGGATTATTGGCAAATAATGAAAAAGAGGGTTGGATAAAGTTTGTTGCTCCTACTGATGAAAAGCACGCGCTCAAGCTGGCACTCAAGCACAACGCTCAATATGGCTTCTATGATGTAGATTTATTAGGAGAGTTTGCAGTTCAATTCAAAGGTGATGAGGAACTAATGAAGCTCCAAGTGTCAATTGCTCATCCAGTTACAATGGAAAGTCTGCGTAACACGTTTGGCCCCGAAGGCGTAGACCCAGCTAGTTTGGGTGGTGCACCAAGCCAAGATAAAACCCCGGGGCTAAACGCCACTGATTATGGTAACGCGTCTATAAAACAAATTGTTACTTTTTGGACACTGGCAGAATATGCCATTATGTTACCAAGACTCGACAAGATTATTAAAAACAACGCGTTAGATGATAATTATTCCGCAGCTTTCAAGTTTTTATTGGATTTTTATGAAAATAATTGAAGTAGAACACACACCGCTCGACTTGAGAGAATACCGGATGAGGTCGGCGCTTGAGTCTGACTTTACCCCAACCAATTTAATTAAAGAAAGTTGCGTATTGGTGGACAAGACAACAGGAAAACAATTGGTTATTTATAAAGATTTAGATGATGAGGGGTTTGACTCAGGCGAGCTATCAATGGCTCTACAATCAATAAACTACCAAGTAGGTACCAGAGTTAGCGGTTTGGTTACTACCAGCCGTATATTTGGTTATTCTCCTCGTGTACCTTTACGAAAAGATTTTTGCTCCGTGACTTCCCTAGCTGAAGATAATCCTAAAGCTCACTCTCTGCTGTGTGAGTATGGGCGAAAAGTAGTAGATTTGTATTCTGAAATAGCACCTGAAACGTACGAAGCACATCTCAGCTCAACCGAAAAGAAAGTCCGCAAGGAATATCAAATTGAGGGTACACCGTTTACCTCAGGTATCGTAAACAAAAACAATCCTCTCAAGTACCATTTTGACTCAGGTAACTTTAAAGATGTCTACTCTTGTATGCTTGGTATTCGTCGTAATGTTGCAGGTGGCTATCTCGCACTTCCTGAGTACGATTGCGCGCTAGAGATTAAAAATAACTCTGTAACAATTTTTGATGGGCAGAAAATCCTTCATGGCGTTACACCAATGAAACTTCTCAGCGATGACGCTTACCGCTTCACTATTGTTTATTATTCCCTCACCAGAATGTGGGCGTGTTTGCCAATTGGAGAAGAAATAGCTAGAATTAGAAATGTAAAAACAGCTAGGGAGCGGAAAAGAGCGACAGGTGTCGCAGAAGAAGAAGTGGCGACTGGTTCCGCAGAGTTAGAAGCGTTTAAAGATGTACGCTAAAAGAAAACAATATGAATCAAATACAAGTCGCTGAATTTTTACGAGAGTCAAACGCAATAGAGCATGTCTATGACCTTGAAAGTCTTGGACAGGCGCTGGTTGCGTGGGATTATCTCACCAAACAAAAGAAACTCACCCATGAGGTCATTTTAACTACACATCGGTTACTCATGAAAGGTAAACTAGATAAAGAAAACCTTGGTAAATATCGGAAAGTTGCAGTTCGCATTTGGGATCACGAAGGTTTGGAAGCTGGCAAGATCAATCAAGCCATGAGTAATTGGATAGTGAACTGGGAACAGACAGACCCAAGAACAGCGCATATTGCATACGAGACAATTCACCCGTTCATTGATGGTAATGGTAGAACTGGCAGAATGTTCATGAACTGGATGTTTATTCAAAGAGGTGAGTCAATCGTTGTTATCAAGGAATCAGAGAAATACGAGTATTACAAATGGTTCGAAAAAAGCTCAGTAAGGAAATAAACCATGTCAAACATAACCGATCTAGATACCTATGAAGTAGAGCTAAAACTGATACTTGATGAAATAAAGCGTGGAAAAGAACCACAGGGAAGAAAGATAGAAATAACACTGGAAAGGTACAAAGCGTTTTGGTTTTACTTTTTGCAAACCAGATTGATTGAATGGAGCTATGACAAGGCTACCATCAGTGAACAAACATGGAGAACACTAAAACCGAGCTTAGTATTACAACGTTTATTAGAGCTTCGTTCTGACGACCTCAAGGCGGTGGCGATGATAAACATTAGTAAAAGAGTTCGAGGCAAGGAAGCAGTACGTGATGAAAATGGTAATATTATTGTTCCGGCACTTGAGGGAGACATTGATGACAGCAAGTGGTTACTCTCGCAGGTTTATAAAGTTGGAAAAGAAGTAACAGATAAAGACGATATACCACTGGTCGGAGCACCAAGAAATGAAAGTGAAGCAGAACTAATGGCAAAGATGTTGAACTGGCACTATGACTACCGAAACAAAAACACTACAGATTCAGAATAGTCTACCCAACCCTAGGGAACTACTGCTGGACATAGTTCTGACAAAAAACAAAGAGCTTCTTCACGCCTGGATTCTTTATTACTTTAAGCTCGACATTCCTAAACAAGCTATTTGTCACGACCACTGCGCGCCGTTTGATTTTATAGCTGATTATATTTTTGGCCTAGTTGATTTTGCTGTTGTTGTTGCTAATCGCTCAGGTGGCAAAACGCTCAACTTTGGAGTGCTGGATACGCTGATGTCGTATTACTCAGAGGGTACAGAGATCGCTACAGTCGGGGCTATTCAATTTCAAGCACAAAAAGGGTACGAATACTTCAAGGACTTTTCCAAGAGCTTTCCGTTTGTCCACAACATTGACTCTATGACTATGGGTAAAACAGAGCTACTCAACGGCTCAAAGGTACAAATCCTCACTGGAACCATGTCTGGCGTGAATAGCCCTCATCCTCAGTTAGTATTCCTCGATGAAATAGACCTGATGATCTGGCCCGTTTTACAGCAGGCGCTTTCAATGGCTCAGTCAAAAAAAGGTGTTAAAGCTCGAACTGTTCTAACTTCTACTCGAAAGTTCGCTAGTGGGCCAATGCAGCGAATGCTTGATGAGGCTCCGGAACGCAAAGCTAAAGTCTACATGTGGTGTATCTGGGAGGTAGTGGAAAAGCTACCAGTTGATGATCCAGTCAAAATGAAGTTGATTCACGATACCTTCAAGGGCGCGCTACCAGCCAATATCGGCAAAGCTAATGGGTACTACTTCTGGGATGACGCAATAACAAAGTTCAATACTCTTGACGATGAGACTTGGCAAACAGAGTGGGTTTGTACACGTCCTGGGCTAAAAGGTGTTATTTATGGGGATAGTTACTCTGACGACAATAATTTGCTGGTTGAATGGACACCAGTAGGCAAGGGTGGTTTTGTGTACATCTTTGAAGACTTTGGGTATGGTGAAGGACACCCAGACGTTATTCTTTTTTGCTGGGTTCCAACAACAATGGATAGGTTAGTTGTCTTTGACGAACTCTATCTTGACCATATGGGTACTGATGAGATATGGAACAGTGTAGGGGATAAACTAGCTGGCTACGGTTTGAAGCTACCAGACAAGGCAACAGGCTCAAAAGGAAATATCCGGGGATGGGTGCCTGATCCTCATGGACTAACCGAAATTGAAGATCGCAGAATGAAGGGTGCTCCAATCCTCAATTTGCAGGAGGGCAGTCAATTGCTGAGAATAAATAATGGTATCAATCTTGTGCGCAGATTGTTTTCTTCTGGTAGATTGATGATTACTGACACGTGTCCACAACTTCGAATAGAGCTAATGAGCTACAAAAGAAGAAAGCTCGCTAATGGTTTGTACTCTCAAGAGCCATTAAAGGAAGACGATCACGGACCAGATGCTCTCCGGTATGGCGTTATTCAACTATTCAAAAGAATTGCTAGGTCGTTCTTGCCACCAGATATATCCAACAGACCACAACCACCAATAAAACCAGCTGAGGAAAAACGACCTTGGGTGCCGCAAGTTGTGGCGCCTACAAGATCAGGTATTGGAGGACTGACCGTAAGTAGCAATGATTGGAAGTAAAATCGGGAATCGTCCAAGATTGTCGGATACTTTCAAAAATATAGTTAAACTGCTATTATTGACTTATGCCAAAGCAAAGCACATCAAAAGTTCCAGCTCCAAAGATCAGCTCTTCACGTAAAGCACCAACTGAAATAGGCGATTCAGCAGGTATTGCCCTCAATGGAATCATTGTATCTAAAGATTACAACTACAAGTTCATGGGCGCGCGCAGAGTAGCTATTTATGATGAAATGCGCTGGGGTGACGCAACAGTGAAAGCCACGCTTCTCGCAATCTTTTTACCTATTCTTTCAGCTCGTTGGAGAGTTGATCCAGCCAGCGATGACAAGTTAGACGTTGAAGTTGCAGAGTTTGTTGAAAAAGAAATCATGGAGGAAGGTTCGAGGACTTGGGAAGAAACTCTTGGTGAAATCTTGCTCTATTTAGTATACGGTTCAATGCCTTTCGAGATTATCTGGGAATGGCGACCAGACATGAAGCTTGGACTTCGCAAACTTTCACCTCGATATCCAGACACAGTTCTTCAATGGCAATTAAAAAATAAAGACAATGGCATTCTTCAACAGACTGTAAATGGTATCTATGAAATCCCAATGGATAAGCTGGTTATCTTTGTCAATCAAAAAGAAGGCGAAAACTGGGAAGGTCTATCAATCCTCAGGAGCGCTTACAAACACTGGTACATGAAAGACAAGTTATATCTGATTGACGGAATTGGTGCAGAACGACAAGGTCTTGGAGTGCCATACGCAAAAGCCACAGGTGTCACTGGTCCGGCAGATGAATCAAAGATGGAAGTCTTGCTTGAAAACCTCAGAGCTAACGAAAAAGGATACATGGTTTACCCTGACGGCTGGGAAGTAGGATTCCTTGACATGAAAGCAGGAACTACAAAACCACTCTTGCCACTCATTCAACACCACGATAGACAGATCAGCAAAAACGTACTGGCACAATTCCTTGAGCTTGGTGGCACCGTTGGAAGTTATGCCCTATCAGCAGATCAATCAAAGCTCTTTGTGCAATCGCTTGAAGCAACTGCCAGATATATTGCCGCGATGTATAACAGATACGTATTGAAGAAATTGGTCGATTATAACTTCATTGTTGATAAGTACCCATCTCTTGGATTCGATAAAATAGGTACAGTTGATATCAACGCGCTCACAACATCACTTCAAAGAGCAGTTCAAATGCAGCTCATTACGCCTGATCCCGGTATTGAAGATTTACTCAGAGATGTCATGGACTTGCCAGAGTTTACAGGTGAAATGCCAGTTGATCTGACCATGGCTGATGATATGCTCGCTGAACTTGATGCAGAAATGGCAAGTGTTACCGGTGGGGAGATAGTAGAAGATCCAGAGAATCCTGGGTTTGACACTGATGGTAACCCAATGGAGGCTGACCCAACTGTTGACGATGTTGCAGAAGCTCACGAAAAACTGGCAGAATCAACATTTGTTAAAAGGTATGGTTCAGCCATGTTCAAAGTATTCGAAGGTGGAGCCAGGGGGCAGCCGTTATCTGAGGAAACTAAAAAGAAAATCAGTGAAGCCTTGAAGAAACTTGGTGGCAAAGGTGGCAAGGGGAAAGGGAAGGCAAAAAAGAAAGTGAACCCGGCAGTTAAACAAAAACAAGCAGAGATCAAAAAACTCAACAAAGAGGTGCGAGATTTCAATAATGGCGTTCGGAAAGAATTGCTTGAAATGAAAGCATCAGGCAAAAAGCTTGGTCCTGAAGAACAAGCTAAAAAGCAGTTAGACATCTTTAATAAAAAGATCAGTATTTCTGACAAAATAAATAAGCTCAAAGATGATATCGATACTTTGAGGGAATCAGACAGCGCAGCCAACGCGCCAAAACCTGAAAAGAAGGCAGACGATCAATTGAGCGATACCTTGGAGAGAGTAAACAAGGCAATTGACCTGTATGAAAAACAATAAACTTCAAGAACTACGACAGGTGTCGCACTCTTTGTCTAAACTGTACGCAGCTCAGTTATCAGGTGAGCCATATCATCCGGGCTATGAAAAAAATGAAGATAACTTCCGCAAGATAGTCAGATCAGACAACACGCTCAAAAGGGAAATGAAAAAGTATTTCTCAGAGCTATCAGAAAGATCAGCCTACTACGTCAACTGGTCAGCGTTCGATTTTGTGAAGAAGGCAAGTATTTTAGACCTCATATCCTGGGATACGATCACAGAAAACAAAACTGTTGCAGACATTTTATCTCGTACTTTGGTTTTTGCACTTGTTGCAGGTGGTAAACAGACAGAGGAAGACACCGGAATTGATATTGGATGGTCTGAAAAGAACGATTCAGCAATAGACTTTCTCAACAAACA